GTCCTTGTCTCCTGCTCCATCCGAGCACCTCCCTTTCATGTTCTGTCCCTGCCCCCGCCCAGCCCGAAAGTTGCCCGCAAACGTGCAACACCCCAAATTTTTTGTCCCAAGCCTTCCAACCAAAAAAAGCGCAAAAAAAGAAAGCCCTTACGGGCTTTCTTTTTTATTTGCTCTTAGTGACGCTTTTTAGCGGTCCACGCCATACCGGTCACGGACAGCACTGCCGTCACCGCGTAGATACCCACGCCCGCGTCAAAGGTCTTGGGCGAGCCCTTGGTGGTGGTAGACGTGGTGGTATCGCTGGTGGAGGGGTAGTAGTAATAGGAGGAGATCTTCGTTACGGTCCAGGTGCCGTCGGCATTCTGGGTGGCCTTGTAGCCATTCGCAACAGTAGGTTCATCGCTGAACTTACCGCCAGTGATTACCGTTTCGGTTTTTCCGACATTGGCCTCGTTACCATAATTATCCGCGGGCTCAGTCACACCAATATCTGCCAAACTAAGCACCTGATACGCCTTTCGGTCAGTTGCATTCGTCTTCAACACAGCATTGCCGGAAATATCAACACTCTGTGCTTGTGCGACCAGGCCCAAATCATAAATAGCCACGGCACTTCCCTGTCTGTTTTCGCAGTTAAACGTACCGCCGGTAATATTCAGCTTCAGTGCATTACCGTGCGCATCCTCGCTGGTATAAGTACCGCCAAACACATACAGAGCGTCAGGCAGCCAAGCGTTTCCGCTGTAATTATAGAAGTCCTTAGGATCATCAATGTTTCCTTTGGTTGCATTGATCGTACCACCAGAAATGTCGACCTGACCCATGCGCAGAGAAACACCGCCATTCAAAGTACCATTAGTGATGGTAAGCTTGACCTGATTCGGCATATAAATGGCTGGGCCCTCCTCTGCCGTCAAGGTACCGCCATTTATTTCAAAGTTCATTGTTCCTGTGGTGTTGTTACCGCTCAGCGCAGCCCATTTGGACTCAATTTCGCCACCATTTACCGTCACGCTACCACCATTCAATGCGTATGTGCCATAATTTCCGGTGCTCTTAATTTTTCCGCTGTTCAGCGTCAGACTGCCACCATCAATTTTGATGGGAGTCACGCTTGAAGTAATAGTACCTTCGCCCTCAATGGTCAAAGACCCTTTCACATAGATACCACAGTCTTTATTGACCGTCAGTGTTTTTTCATTCAGCTTGAGCGTTATAGCAGTATTTGCAGGAATAGTGACCTGCGTATTCTCAGGAATAGTCACATCACTACCCAACGTAATTACGCCATCCACTGCATTAGGCAACGGCGCATATTCACCCTCCGCCCAGCTCACGCTGCACAGTCCCAGCGCCATGACCAGCGCCAAAATGGTTGCCAATATCTTTTTCATTTTCCTTACCCCGGGTTTTTTAGATTTCCGCAGGGTGCTTCGTTTTAACAAGCTTAAAACGCCAAAGCAGGAGTACTCCTGCGGATAATCAGATTATAGCACGGCTGCATAATTTGTCCAGCCCTTTTGTGTAAAATTTTGCATTTTCGTCGTCTGCGGAATTCGGACCGGGGGAGGGGCCGCGCCCCTCCCCCGGTTTCTCACGGCTCCCGCCGTATCTCCGTCCTCTCCCGGGGCGCGATGGGCCGCATCATGCAGAAATACCGGCTCTCATCCGCCGCGTGGTCCTCCTGTCCCGTGTCCACGTCCTCCGGCGCCGTGGTGCTGTACGACAGTCCCGGCACCGTCCGTATGAACGCCCGGCAGTTTTCGAACACATACAGCATGGGGTACCCCTCCCCGTCAAAGCTCATCCGGTAGTGCAGCTGCATCCACCCCGGTATCCGCCGGTTGTCTCCCTTTTCAAAAAACAGCCGGTGCTTCAGCGCCGTCTCATAGATGCTCTCGCCCCGGCTGGCGTCCCAGATGGCCGGGTCCGCCACCCCCCGTATGGTCCGTCCCCGCAGATACGGGTGCTCGTCCTCCATCCGCCGTATCTCCGCGAACTGCCGCTCCGGCGTCCACAGCACGCCCTCGTCCGGCGTTCCCGTGCAGCCGTACAGCTCCAATATCCGGTACACGCACCCGTCGAAGTCCACCGCCCACCAGCCGCAGGAAAAGGGCTTGGCGTAACCGAAGTCGTAGCTTCTGTACACGTTCCACTCCCGTGGGATGTCAAAGGGCCGGATCACATGCGTCCACCGCCGGTCCGCGTAGTGCGCCGGGTCGTCCGTGAACTCCTGGAACACCTGTCCCGCCAGCACGTCCCACCGCCCCTCCAGCCACACCGCCCGCAGCTTCGGCGGCAGCGCCTCCAGCTGCCGTATATACTCCGGCTGCCGCGCCAGCAGCGCCCCGTTGTCCGTCACCCGCGCCGGTATGAACGCGTACTCGCCCCCGTTCTCCCCCGGCTCATACCGCCGGTCGATAAACAGCCGCTTGATATACCCATGCCCCGGCCCACCCGGGTTGCACGTGTAGTAAATGCGCTTGGGAAATTCGTTCACGCCGCGCACGCACGCCGCCAGCTTCCGCATCCACTGCTCCTTCAGCTGCGTGGCCTCGTCGAAAAAGATCACGTCGTACTCCGCGCCCTGATAGCGATCCGCGTCCCGGTCGCAGGCGCAGTATCCGAACTGCAATACGCTCCCGTTCCCGAACACGAACCGTCTCTCCTCCGCCCGGTATACGGCCGTACCCGCCAGCTCCAGCCGCAGCGTCTCCAAATGGTTTGCCTCGATCTCCGGCATGGTCCGCCGCACCAGCAGCATCCGTATCCCCGGATACCGCTGCGCCAGCAGCTTGGCCTTGCACCGCACCGCCCAGCTCTTCCCGCCGCCCCGTGCCCCGCCGAAAGCGACGTACTTCTTTTTGCACCGCAGAAATTCGTCCTGCTTTGCGTTCGGCGTCCCGATGTATATATCCTCCATGTTCTCTCCCCCTTGTCTCTCTTCTCTCCGTGCTTACTCGCTCAGCGCCCGTACCTCCTCTCCCATCAGCACCTGCACCGTCTGCGTCGCGGTCCCGCCGCCCAGTTCCTTCTCCAGCCCCGCCAGCGTCTGCAATATCCCCGCCAGCTCCTTCAGCTCCTTGGTGCACGCCTCACCTTTTTCCGCCTCCTCGGCCGCCCGCTTCGCGCCCCGCATCAGCGCCCGCGTCATTTCCAGCAGGCAATTCCTGCTCTCCGCCCTGCGCCGTCTCTCGTTCCGGCACCCGCTGACCCAGTTCTCCTTCCGCGCGTGCCGTCCCACGGTCTGCACCGAAACGCCGTATTCCTTCGCCAGCTGCATATAGGTATATCCGCCCGCCTCGTACTTCTCCCGCAGTTCCTCCCAGGGTGCCGCCGTCTTATGCATCCGCCTCACCTCCGACCACCTCATACGCCGCCAGTATCTGCGCCGCGAAATCTGCCAGGCAGCCCCTGCACACGTTCTCACCGCTGATCCGGTAGTATCGCTCTCCCCGCCGCAGCTCTCCGCCGCACAGGTCACACTGTCCGCACACCGCGTCCGTCCCGTTCTTTCTGTACTTCATATCCGTACCCCCTTATCAAGATCGTCTGCCCCCATCCCCGAAAAGCAAAAAAGTTGCCCGCAAACGGGCAACACCCCCCAAATTTTCCCCCAGCCTTCCACTTGAGGGGTTCGCGGTGTTGAATGACAGGCCGGTGGCCTGTCAGATCCGCGAACCGACCGACCCGCAGGGAGACAGGTGCCCCCGCAGGGGGTGGATAAGGTGTAGCCGCACAGCGGCGTAAAACGCCCCCGTCCCGCCCCGCACCGCCGCACAGAAAAAAAGGGCCGGCTCCCGCCGACCCTTTTTCTGTTCTCCTTTAGCCCGGAGGCCAGGTCATATCCCGCCCCGCCAGCACATGGAAGTGCAGGTGCTTCACGGTCTGTCCCGCCTGATCGCCGCAGTTGTTGACGATTCGGTAGCTCTCCACGCCCAGCTCCCTGCAGATCTTGGCGATGACCTCGAAGCAATGGGCCACCACACCGCTGTTGTCCGCCGTGATGGCATTGGCGCAGCAGATATGTGCCTTGGGCACCACCAAAAAGTGTACCGGTGCCTGCGGCTCGATATCATAAAAGGCATAGCATTGTTCGTCCTCATACACCTTTTTGCTGGGGATCTCTCCGTCAATAATGGCGCAGAACAGGCAATCGTTCTTCATGGTCGCATCTCCTTTCGCATATGTTCTTGTTGTTATTTTTCTCCCAATTCCCTTTTGTGTTCCTGCGCGCTCTTGAGCCCTTGAAGATGCAAGGCTTTGGAGCCGTTTGGAACACAAAGTCGAATTGGGACTTATTTTTTCATAATACAGCGCATTATTTCAGCTTTTCCGCCACGAAATCGTCCACGGCCGCCAGCGCGTCGTCCACCTTCAGCAGCTCGGTGCCGCCGCCCATGGCGCTGTCCGGCTTGCCGCCGCCCTTGCCGCCGCACACGGCGGACACGGTCCTGACCAGATCGCCGGCCTTCACGCCCCGCGCCACGGCCTCCTTGCCGCACACCGCCAAGAACGTGACCTTCTCGCCCACGATGCTGGCCAGCACGCCTACCACATGGGGATCCTTGTCCCGCAGGAAGTCGCCCATCAGCCGCAGGGCGTTTGCGTCCAGACCCTGACGGGTGCCGGTGATGACGTGCAGCCCGT